TGGACTGTGGCAGGTGTTGCATTGCCCGGACGCGGCCGCGAGCGTGTGCAGAGGGCACCAAGACGGGTGTGCACGTTCACTGGCCGGACAAGAAGGTTACTCGTGCGTCGGCACTCGCGCTGCGGACCAAGATTCTATCGGCGTTTCCAGAGACGGAGGGTGGTGTTTCTGTAAATGAGGCTTCGCCTCGGCGTGGTATCGACTGGTCCAAGGTGATTGACGCGAGTGTCTACGGCGGCAGTGGTCTCCGGATGATTTGGTCGCACAAGAAGCCGACAGGTGACCCGTACGTACCATGGAAGGTGCTCGGCGGGGAAGAGTACAAGAAGGAGTTTGACGCGGGTCTGCTTGACCTATTTAGCATCAGGGTGAATGATGAGGCGGACGACGAGCAGACGTTTGCTGACGAGGCGACGAGCAGCGCGCTAGAGGCTTTCATCTGTCGGAACATGGATGGGCAGGAGCGTGCGCGGGTCAAAAAGATTGTACGGAACGAAAAGACGGGTGGGTGGTATGTACAGACGGACTCGCGTTACTGCGAGCGGGCCGGCGAGTCTCACAAGCGTAACCACGTCTGGTTCAACATCTACAAGGGTACAATCAACCAGCGGTGCTTTGATGAGGAGTGTGGCAAGTTTTCGGGTCGTGAACATAATCTCCCGCCTACAGTAGTAGAGCAACTGAAAGATGTTGCTCCCGTGGGTAGTCCTTCTAGTAATTCTATTCTGGATATTCTTCCCCAGAGTTGGCACGACTCATTTTCATTCATACGTTAATGAGGTCCACCCGTACTCAGGGCTCAACCCCGAACTCTGGAACCTGTTTGTATACCACGTGAACGGATTTGAAGAACAGGTTCAAAAAAACCCACAGCTCGCCTCAGAGCACCTTTATCGGGCCATAGACGCTGTGAAGGACCTTGCGCTCTACATCGAGCGCGCAGATGATGGCGAGATTCAGGGGAAGATGCTCGAAATCACAAACCGGATGGGTTTGGAGGGTGAGACGCTGATACAACAAACAGTACTTGAAAAAGGACTTAGATTTAATCCAAGATACTTAAACGATACAATACTTTATTACTCACAGAATGGCATCGACGACCCAAACACGCTCGGGACGAATTTCAAAGCCACCCACCCGCTATGAGCCGGTCGAGCAGGTTGAGGATGATTACGCTTCGGACGACTATGACAACTCCGAGTCTGAAATTGGGTCGTGTGTTTCTTATTCTGAGGAGGAGCTTGACGAGGACGACGACAGTAGCCTGGAAGACTTTATTGAAGATGACGAAGATGAATCAGATAAAAGCGAGGATGAAGTAGAGACTAGTAAGAATGGACGTCGGTCAGCAGCCGCCCCCATTCCTGTCAAGAAGCGAGGAGTACCCGCAGCCTCAGGAGCTCGACGACCGCGAGGACAGTCAGCCTCACCGCGTCAGCCACACGCCTTTCCCGCAGATGCTCTACCCCCAGCAGCTTCAGCCTAGACAGGACCTCATGTCGAGCATCCAGTGGCATTGGATTCTGCTCGGCATCATAATTGGCGCTCTCCTCATGAATATGCGTCCGGTCATCATCAAGGGTATGCCTTGAGCGATGTTCCCTCCAGTATGACCGTCGCTAGTATGATTTTAAACCAAAAATGGAACCACCCCCTCTTATCGAGCGTGGTACCTTTGAGCTCAAGCCCTCCCAAATGGAGACTTGGCGCGACATGACTGTCATGTCACTCAACACCTGGAGAAAGAACAAAGAGGCGTTCACTCTCCAGTTGTACTGGACGCTTGTCAGGTTTGATGCGTTGCTGACAACGTTCAAGCCTGGCCGACGTGATATAGTTTTCAAAAAGTTTGAGGAGGCGCTCGAGGCTGACGACGCCTCGGCAGCGGTCCACATGGTCCTGGAAGAGTTTCCGTTTGAGCGACCTATTTAATTCATGGCACGTAGTCTCAGTCTGTACTGCTCCAGACGTTTAACTAGACGATTCATCTTCCGTCTAAGATTAGGGTCATTATTGGAAACCCTAAGCATATTTCCCTTTATTTTATTCATTCTGTTAAGAATTTCCTGACGTGGGCTCATATTTATATATGTTAACATTATTTAGGTTACTGCGTACATAGGCAGGCCACCCATGGGTTCTGACGGCACAAAGCTGCCTGTGCGTCCCCCCTTATTCTTAAAGACATCCTCTTGGAGGAGACCCACCATAGGGTTTTCGCGCCGCTGGGAGTCCTGTTCGGCAAAAAACTGTGCGTCATAGACACCAGCCTCTGACTTCATGTTCTCCCGCTGGCTCAAGGATTTCCAGACCAGATAAAGGACTATAGCGACTGCTAGCCAGCGTAGCATTTACTTTTGTGCAATTTTATTATTTACTCTTACTGCACTTACCATAGCCGTATTGAGTTTTTTGTTCGCGTTAGCAGCTGCCATAACCACAGCAGGTGCATTAGGGGTGGCAATCACCCGCTGGTTTGCTGTTACGGCCACCTTTGCTGCGTTAGCCACCCGTGTGTTTGCGGCAACAGCCGGGCCAGACACCCTGTTTTTGAACTGGGTCGCGGCTGCGCCCACCTGGGAAGCTACCGCCTTTGCATTGGCTGCGAATTTAGCACGTGCCTGTGCACCGGCGTTCCAGCGCGCCTTGGCCGCCGCAGCCTGTGCCGCCAGTCTTGCACGCGCATTTGCAGTGGCATTCCATTTACCCTTGGCCTTCATGGCCAGATTCATGAGACCCATTTAATATTATCAAGTATTTTTACTGGGCGACTGTGTTGACCGTCACCTCCGTCTCAGAGTTGGGAGCCTCCTTCTTGCGGCGCTCAATCTCCAGCTGCACCTCTGCGTCAGCCATCTTGACCAGCAGCTCGATGGGCTTGTCCGGGAACTCCTTCTGGAGCTTCTCCAGAACCTCGGCCGGGTGGGGGATAGGTGGTACGTCCGGCTTGGTGTAAAACTTGGAATTCTCGTCGGCCGCATCGATGAATGGCATGTCGGGGTCGGGACCCGGCTTGGCCATCATGTCGCGCTTGCGCTTCTCAAAGTGGGCAGAAGCCTCGGCCGTGTTCTGACGATAACCCGCCATAATCTCCTCGAGCTTCTCGTTGGTATAGTGAACATCCTCGACCGCGTCCGCCTTGGGGGGAATCAGCAGCCACTTGTACATGTCGACCACGTAAATGTCGAACGTGCTATCCTCCTTCTGCAGGCGCTTGGCGTGCGCAGCGGCACCCTCGCGGTCCGGGAAGCAGCCGCGAATCTTCATGCCGAGCAGCTCATTCTTCTGGGGCTGCTCTGGGCCAACGAATGAGATGCAGGCGTACAGCTGGCCTGGAACTGTCGTGTAATCGCAAGTCAGGGTATCAACGGTGGAAGCCATTTAAACAATACTGTCAATATTCTTTTAAGTAAATAACGCACACAAACAACATGGAGGAGCTTCGCAAGCGGCACAACTTATTCAAACGGGAGCTTATTAAGCAGTGCGTCAAGCCGACTGATTTCGTCTTGGACTGTGGGTGCGGGCGTGGCGGCGACCTCCAGAAGTGGCCCACTCGCAAGCTCGTCTGTCTCGACCCAGATGTCGCGTCTGTTACGGAAGCTCGGAAACGGGCCAAGTCTATGCGTCTGACCCCTGTTTTTCAGGTGGGCGATGTACGCTCCGTAACTGGAGGGCCGTTTGACGTCATCTGTTACAACTTTTCGCTTCATTATATCGCGGCCAGCCCAGAGCTCTTTGAAGAAAGCATTCAGGCTATTATCAAGAATCTCAAGCCCGGTGGTATCTTCATCGGCATCGTCCCCGACCCCGACCGGCTGCCCAGTGAGTACTTCCGGGACCGACTCGGCAACACAGCCGTACGAGACGGGGAGCTCCTCCGAGTCCGACTCATCGATGGCCCCTTTTACAGTGGGACGGAGCGTGTCGAGCCCATCCTCCATCCTGAAAAACTCAAAGAAAATTTAAAAATGAAATGCGTCATGTGGGAGCCGATGGTCCCTGAACCGACTGGCCTCATCTCGGATATTTATTCAAAATTTATTTTTGTAAAGTAATAGTAGATGTTGGCCCTGGTACTGGCGGCCATACTGATGTACATACTGGTGACACACAGGCAGCCGCCACTGTTGGTCGCACTTAAAGAAAAGTACAGTGCGCTGCTGGCATATCTACACAGCGGGGCGAACACGGATCCGCGCTGGGACAAACTGAAACACCGGACCATCGTGACAGGTCTGGTCGACCACGACAAATCGAAGGGTCCTATAGGCTATAACGTAAACAAGGGGTATGAAATATGTATCTGTCTGGCAGGGGACGATATAAATTCCGCGTTCTATGTTTTGCTGCACGAGCTTGCGCACATGACAGTGACCGAGTACGACCATACTACAAAATTTTGGGCAAATTTCAAGGACCTGAAGGCGCTGTGCAACTCACTTGGCATCTACGACAATTCCAGCGGTTCCAGCAAGTACTGCGGGGACTCTGTTGTTCGGTCGTAGGTTGCGCCAAACCAGCCACATGAGCACGACTGCTAGCGCCATCATCACTGGGTTGAACGATGACCAACCGTACATGAGCATGACGAGTGCCACTAGGAACACCGCCAAGTTGAAGTTCATTTATAATATTGTTTTAAAATATAATGTACGACCAAAACGCTATGAAGCAGATTATGCAACTAAATGCCAACCTGACGTCTCTGATGAGAGGTTACCGCGGAACAAAAGAAACATATATTAAAGTGTTAAGTAATCCTTCTGGGTCTTCTGGGGGCCGTAATTCAGCTACGGCAGAATACAACTATGCACGGAAACAAATAGTAGAGCGTGCGCGTAAAGTATTCAAGAACCGTCCAAACCTGGTACCACCTAAAAATAATAATCGTACACGTGGATTAATAATTCAAAGACTCAATAATTCGTGGGCAGAACTTCCGCCTCGTCCTCCTCTTATTGTTAATCAGCCGAATGGTTCCAAATCACTGGGATATTAGAGCACGCTTGGCAAAGTAGAAGAGCAGAGCGACAACAGCAGCCATGATGGCCATGCCGGTCGCTGACAGGTCGTCAGTGCCATCCTTAATCATGCTGGGAATCATGTCGATGAGCTTCTCCTGGACTGGCTTGGAGAAGGCGGCCATGCCACAGAGGCCTGCGATGAGTGCCGTGTACTGCTCGTCAGTCATACCCAGTGGGTTGTTGGACTTGCGGCTGGAGCCCTCGTTGCGAGCTGCGCGCTTGGCCTGCATGGGCATCATGGACGGGCCCATCATCTCGTCTTGAATCATCTGACCGGGGCCTGGAGCGACCAGCTCGTCAATGGGAGTGGAGAAATCAGCCATCTCTTTAGATTCGTCAACTTTATTTTCTTCTATTTGTGGCGGCATGATGAGACCCTCTGGAATCTTCGCGTTCGGGTCAGGTTTGCTCTGGGACATTCCATCGACTGTCGGACTGTAGTTGATGGATGTCATCGAGGACGACTCATTGAAACTCATAGTCTCCATTGTTTTTTATAAATAAATTTTGAGGTGTGTGTTCACGCGCCCTGCTTCTTGACAGTGACTGAAGGCCCTTGGCTCTTTTTCCTGACGAGCGACCTGTCGAGCGGGCCGCCGTTTGCGTGCCGCGGGTTGTAGTTGTGCGAGTGGTAGTCCCAGAGGCGCTGGCTGCCTATCCGGAAGTTTCGGCGGATGGGAGCCTTGTACCAGTAGACACAGTCCTCAATCTTGTTGCTGGTTTTGGTATTGTCTAGGACGAGACACTCGTAGTCTTCGGTACAGTTATCCATGACGGTACAGAACATGTCGTAGGTTGGAAATATTCCGAAAAAACATCTGTAGAGATTTTCTCTGTTCTGCCTGACGTTCTCGCGCAGCACAAAGACGTAGTCGACGTTGGTACGAATCATGGGGGTCATGTCCATGACGTACTGACAGGTCATCATGAAGAAGAGTTTCCAGTGGCGGCCATTCATGAAGCACTGTCGGATGCAGTCGTCGCGCATGAAGGATTTGTCGTACATACAGTCGTCCAGGAGCAGGAACGCAGCCTGGCCTTGGCCTGCGCCGACGAGCTTTCGCTGGCGCTCGAGCACCTTTTCGACGGCGCCTTTGTTGTAGTCGCCGTAGATAAAGAGGTCCGGGACGAAGTTGCGGTAGTGGTGGTTGCCGTCCTCAGTGCCTGACATGACGATACCGGCTGGGATGTGCCGCTTGTGATACAGGATGTCAGTGACGAGGGTCGACTTTCCTGTGCGGCGCTTGCCCACGAAGATGCAGACAGAGTCGTCGGCCATACCGGCCGGGTCGAACTTTTTGAGTTGCAAATTCATTCCTTATATGTTGAGTTATTTTTGAGAGTTGTAATTTACGCAATCTTACGGATTGTGTGATTGTCTGAATCGGCAACATAAATGGTCCCGACCGTGTCACATGCAACACCAGTTGGAAAATTAAACCGAGCAACCGAGCCACTTCCGTTAGCCGAACCAAATGACCCTGCCAACCCAGCGATTGTCGTGACAACCCCTGTA